GTGGACTTTTAGCCTCAACGGGGCGTTCAAATGACCGCCTCGAGGGTTCTTGTAACTTAGTTCAAGAACATTGACAAAACTAGTAAAAATTGTAACCAAACTTTTAGAGGAAAAATTTCACGGGAACCGAAATCCCCGCTACAAAACTCTTAAAGTTAGGTAAACAAGTTCATTCGGCTTCGCCACACGAAATTCATCGCGCCTCCGGGCTACACGGAGGTAAGATTTTCTTGACTGCTAGTAAATCTATATAACTACATTTAATTATAAGGGGTGTCTGTCCCCAAGTGTCCCCCCTAAGGTAAGGGGGGTTGACCTTCTAAATAGATCCTGGGCATGCCTGTCCAGAAATAAACTTGGAAGTCTTCGCCAGCTGCACAATGCGACTCAACTGCTGATCTAGCAGAGGTGGTTAATTCAGCATCTATACGAAAATGCTCAATATTGGTTCGCGTTTTAGTGTAATTGACGGTTTTTCCTGGTTTAAATCTATATTCATTATAGAAGGGCACTTCGAATTCGACATTAGGATTGATAGCTCCATCAAAATATGTAGCACCAGCCATCATCGTTGGGAGACCTGCACCGACAAAATTCTCGTTCAAATTGAAAACAGCATCCCATGCTGCTTCGCTATCACTCGAGTATACGGGTCTCTCGTTGAGTTCGGTGGTCCACTTGATAAAGTTATTTGTTCCAGTGGTTCGAGATACATATCCAGCAACTTTATCGACAGAATCATTCGCACCAGGTGTCTCACTGGGAGGAATTGTGTTGATTTGGTTTTTGAATAGATACTTCCATCTTATCGAACCTCTCCATCCCTGGAATGGAGCAGTCATCCAATGGAGCATAGTAGTATTGACGTAATTATACGGACCAACAGACGCTGTATCAACAGCATCTGCAATTTTCCCTCGATAAATGGGATACATAGGTCTAGTAATATTTACTACTACTTGTCCCGGGCCAGCTAAGCGGTCACGTCTGTGAAAATTGTAGCGCTTAAGAATCTGGCGCATGGATGTGATTGATTCACCCATAAACACTTTGGTTAAGAGTGAATTATCTTGCATCATTCCAGCAAATTGATCAGTGTTTTCGTGCTGTGGTTTATCCAACTCACTAGCGACTACAGCATCAGGGTGTTCAGCAATTTCCACACCACTCTGATTTTCAAATTCAGTGATAGTGGAGGGCTTAAAAACATACGACGCAGGTATTGAGCCAGGAGCAAAAACCTCAAAATCGTCACCAGCACTAATAAAAACGTTGACTTGGATATCCTTTGGGGTTGAAGAATTAGGTGTGGTCAGTTCATTAAGAACTTTAACTGACAAAACACCATTAAAGTATTCTTGACCTTGAAGAGGTGTTGTACCACGCATCGTTGATACGGCATCTCCACCCGGGGTACGATTCCTGGGTAGGATATTTCTTTCCTGAGCCATACCAATAGAGACAGTAAAGTCATTTTCATCAGCAATATCGACAACTTTAATATAATTTGTATTAAAGCTAGTCTCACCATTTGTAAAGCCAATAGCAGGATCATACGCTATCTGCAATTTACCTTTATGGTGGGCACTACAAACCACTTGAAAGCGGAARTTTATAGTTCCCGTCCAATACGARAAAGGCAAACAAGCTGTTGCGCATGCTGGCAAATGGACAGCCTCTTCTAAACCACTACCTGAAACATCCCAATGGCAAGGGCTAACTCCGTAATTATACAACAGAGTGTTGGCGCCAGTACCGATGTTCCAATCAAAAGTATGAAGATAAGACTCTCTCTTTGCAATATTGACAATGGACAATGGGTCATCTGATCCAATCCCAGCTATACATGGGTCGACAGTCAATTCTTGTTTGTCATCGACTGTTAACTTTTGAGCTGTATCGGGAACCATTGTTGCAGATAAAAGTGAGGTCGGGTGAGGACGAAAAGGATCTGGATTTTTCGTCACTGGGGGTCTACTATACCCTAAAGACCGTGCTGCAGAAGCAACAGCTCCGGCTACTGTAGAAGTAGCCATAGCAAAAGGTCCTATAGTGGGTACGCCAGACAATGCGCCAGCGACTCGAGCTACTGTGGATGCAGGTCCAGAAACAATTCCTTTAAGGTTTGCTTCATCAATTTCTTTACCACTTTGTGGTACCATATCAGACGGATTCCTATTGGTGGGCATTGCTAGTTCAACATCACTAGCCCACGCGAATACGGTAATCGTAACCTGATCGGAGGCATCATTTGCGTGCTCCAAAGCATTAAGAGTTCGCAAATAAATTCTACCCATATCATTCCACTCAGATTGTGGTACGGATAAATAATTTTTATGCCAAAAGAAAGGTAATTGCATAGATCCACCTGTAGATAAGGTCGGATTCAGGAAAACATGCGGACATTGGGACAATTGTATATTGTCCTGAGCTATTAGACCAGCGAACGACGACATTTCATCGAATGTGTCTAATGGTACATATCCTGCTAATATTCGACCATAATGAAATCCATTACCATTAAGAACGATTTTCACATTCAACTTGGCACGAAGCAAGTTGAAATTGGCAATCCTGTTTATAACTCGCGGGTCGGTGAAAAAGTCTGCCCAAGGATTGAAATCCTCAGACAGAACTGTTCCAGTTCCCCATGAATAAGATCTTATGGCTATAGGTCTCGAGAAAAATTCGGCAAATGTGGCATCATTAACATCCTGCAATCGTCTAGTAGGATCCACTGATGAGTTTACAGAATAATCAAAATTAGCCGCTTCATTACCAAATGTAGTTGTCTCTTGTTGCCATTGACCTGAATTCAAACGAATTACATTGTCAGGGGTTGACCCTGATTGTGGTGTAAAATCTGATTGTTCAAAACAATGAATTGCTTGTCTAACCAAATACTCCATCCTATCAGGGTAAAAATCAAAACCATCGTCAGTGCTATGAAAAGGCACATCAAAGAAAGTATCGTCCGCGAAAGTGACTCCTCGTATCCCATTCTGACCATCTTGAGCTTCATAAGCTTCTAAGTCTTGTAGGGTAGAAATCTCTTTCACATCACTAATTTCTCTTTTGCGCTTACGCGGCACATTAGGATTTGTATTGACTTTTGGGGTATGGGGGGGTGTACTTTCAACACCCATGTTTTTATTTTTGTTTGTTTGTTTATTTGTTTTAGTAATCCACTATGTACACATATGAGCTTAGGATTATAACTCATTGCGTCTAATTTACAGTTGGGCAGGGTGTACCCATCTCTCGATCCCGCAGTACGGGCCCTTCACATGCAAAGCCTATATACAATATACAAAAACTAGAAAACATATAAAATACATGGTATCCATATACATGTTCAATTTTGCTCACCATCAGATTTGAAACTGGGTAGGTTTTAACGTCACCTAACGACGATGCCTTCTTTTGAATTTAGTGGGGATCAAACTCATCAGAGAGTCCTTCGGGCTTTGGACCGTCTGCATATTTGTATCTCCACTCTTCCACAAAATCTTCATAAGATTTAGACAAATTCCTACACATATGAGATATGTGGGCGCGTTGAGCAACTTCAGTCATTTGGGCACGGCGTTCTTCGTACACAGCTTTTCCATGATTGAACCATTCCTGCAAACCTGTGTCAATATTCTGAGCACACGCTTCCTCACAAGAAAGCGGAGCCCCTTTAGGACGCAAGTAGCAATGAAGAGATTTGAAAATTGATTTATCAGCCAAAGCACCAATATGAACACCCAAATCTGGATGATAAACACTATGGCGTTTTAAAAATTCAAATTCCTCTGGTGGGAGATAGTTGAGGAGTTCACTCTCTTTGTCTGGCATAGTATACGTTTGACCATAACTTGCCAAGAATTCGGATGCACCCCTAATCGTAAACCTACCAAAATCTTCATGGACACTTCCAATGTTATCGTCTCCATAAGTCATCAAGTTAACGGCATCACGAAATGGGATAGATTCAGGATACATAGTGTAAAAATAATCTCGCAAATTGAGACTGCCACTAATTCCATTTATAATGACAGTCAAAGAATTTCCACTAATGTGTGTACCACTTTGAATACTCATGAGGTCTCCATTGTATGCAATAAGTGCATAAGCTATGTCTCCTACCATGGCTTTCATGATTTTCAAATCACGATCTGTGTACGCCATATGAGAAGCTATGTCGATCAAGATGGACATTGCAGCGACGATTTTCTGTGCAGGAAGTGTTTGATCGTACTTTCCATAATCACCTCCAATGAGTCGATGATCTCCATGAGCTCTCACAAAATTGTTGAATTGTTCCCACTCAGGACCATGGCAATTAATACCAACTGCACACTCAGATAGCAATGGGTAAACTTGCAATAGCCTAATGACTGGTAAGTAATATTTCCTCACTAACCATGTCAATTCAATGGGGTTCGCATAGAAAATTCGGCATTTTTGTTTAGCTACAGGGAGAATTTCATCCTTCTTGCATGCTTTGGCTATGAAATGATTGCGTTTACCGGTTGCGTAAATTTCTTCGCAAGCTGCTATACGCTCCATTATCTCGTCAACGAACAAACGTCTGCAAGGATGTTCAGGAGTGGGATCTAGTTCAATGATAAAATCACGCTTTTTACCTTTATATCCCATACCCATGGCTGTGTTGAGATTGATCGCATCAATAAATTTGACACCCATCTTTCCATTCATATTATCTAGATCGGATAGAGGGGTTTCTCTTTGCCAAAATTCATTGTCTTTGACCAATTGTATCAGTGGAGCTTTATAGTCCTTAACTGATATTGCCAATAAGTTGTGGGGTACAGGCCTTGCGGGAATGCTTGAATTAGCCATCGCTTTTTGCCATCCAAACCACTCAGGTTTCATGACAGGTTTGCCCCAAATATTTGGAACACCTGTGCACTCTGTGACAAAATCAGAGATTGGTGTTTTTCTTACATCACTATGTGACGTTGATTGACCTACACACGAACCATGGTAAGATAATTGAGAATCTTCGGGTAGATGTTTAACAGGACTCTTGAAATGCAAGGGGTCGTCTCTCAAAATATTGACGCCATTAATTTGCGATTCAAAAGTTCCTTCATCACCTGTCAAAACTACTCCGTCTTTTGATTCAATAGCTGTAAGTGCAATCATCACCTGATCTCTATTTAAGGAACCAAAACAACCTCTGTTGGTGCCTTCCTTGCCACCTAGATGAAATCCTGTTAAAACAGTCTCTTTCCCATCTGAAATAATTAGAGCTCCACATAAACCTCCAAAAGTATTAATGGTCAAGTTAGAATATTCTCCACCATAAAAACTGGTGGTCTTAGTAGCTGTCTGTTTGGCAATGGCGTAACCTTTCGCCTTGATCATCTCACCGCTTTTCATTCTCCATAACATTTGGAAAGGGTGATCGGTGATATCTCCAATTGGTAGGTAGTCTACTATGTTTCTGAATGATCCTCCAGCTGCTGTATAACAAACGACAAGATCAGTATCAGGAATCAAGTAAGAGCTACTCATATCAATTCGCGTCTGGAATTTTCCACCTATGGAATTAGCATTTTCCTTGTGACATGTAATTGCAAGTGTGTCCGAACCACAATCAACAAAATAATGATGTGGTATAACCATCACGTTGGACTTGAGGAACAAAACATTACCCATACGAGGTTCTCCTCCGTCACTTTTGATTGACACATACAACAAATTTCGCTCTAAGTGAGATATGATATCTTCCTTTCTAATCATCATAGATTCTTGGGATGCTGGTAGTGGGCGACGTGCGACAGTTGCCCATACATTGGGTTCTTCATCTCTCTCCTTAATCTGCTGTTGAGTTTGGGGCTCCAAGGAGCCTTGTTGACCAGAGATAGCTTTGTAATCCTTGTATAATTTGGACAACATATAAGCACATGCAATAGATGCTGATGCTGCACAAATTTCTTTAGCATAACTATCACGAATTCGCTTCACATTAGCTGGAATAGCGTCACTGCGTTTACTTAATTCTTCTAGCAACTTCTCTTTCTTGCAACTTCTGTCAATGGATATGAATAGCAAAGTGGCTATGAGTGTGAGAACTATAAAAGTATAATATCCAGTATAATAGTATAGCACGGGAAAGACTAATGTAAATAGTCCAATTAATGCCGACCACCAAACTGGTGTCTTTTGACTCTCTTCACAATCATAATACCAAAATAGAAATTCTTTAACTCTTTCTACTTCAAACACTTCTGGTGGGATAATACAAATCCAGTCCCAATGACGAACAAATGTATCGGTTCGTGCGTATAGGCGTTTTGTCGCCTCTGCGCAAATGCGATCTGTGAATGTTTGAGCTTCCCCATGAAAATGGTTATATGTTTTGAAAGCAAGATGTGAAAGATTTAAAGCCAAACCAGGAAATCCTATTTGGTTTTCAAAGTCTCTAACATTTTCCGATTGCTCTGCTTCATTTTTATCATCATTCATAGTACCTTCTTCTCCAGCTTCATCACTATTAGCATTGTCTTCGTCATTTGCGACATCTTCCTCTTCTTCTTCCTTCTTCAAAATTTCAACACATTCATCATAAACAGTATTATTGAAATCGGGGTGGTCAGGACATATCCCATGAATAAATTTACAATCCTTAACAGGACATCTATTTACAGTTTTTGGTTTATCCTTCGTCTCTTCAATCAAATTACGTTGTTGTCTAAGATGTTTATCAAATTCAGGAATCAAAAATTGAACGAGTTCGATTGCTGAGATACCCTTAAGCTCTTTGCCATTCTTATCTTTAACATAGGCATAACCAGCTGTATTTGTTTCTTTAGCTGGTTCAACTGCTTTTTGGACATCAATAAGCCAGATATCATCCATTGGTTCATCAAAATTACGCTCTGCGTTTCTCACATCTTTGTGCTTCTTAATAAGTTCCTTGTTAACACCCACAAATTTACCACCTAGGCTCTCTTGGTACTCCTCCTTAAGGTTAACAGTTATGACATAATCCATGCGTCTCTGAATAGAGTATGGGCATTTGGAATATTCATGAGCTGCCAAATCCTTTACGTTGGTAGTAACAACAACTAGCTTGGGTTCAAGAAAAACTTTACCCTTACCTTCCAATTCTGCTTTGTTAGCATATGTTGGTGTATTGTTAATGAATCTGATGATTTGTGCTGTTGGTGCTGTTTCGACAAATTGCGATTTGTTATTTGCAAAATCGTCAAAAATAGCAATGAGCTTATCTGAAGTCCATGTTGATTCGAATTTATCGCCTTCATTGACATAGGCACGTTTGTCTTTACCTGCACTCAAACCTTGACTGGTCATGAGCATGGTCATCACTTGGTCACTGATTGTACTCTTACCTCTACTACTATGCCCATAGAATTCTAGGGCAAATGGAGCAACACGTAAACCAGATGAAAGCTTTAGGGAAACTAGATCATTTTGAATTAGGTCGCATTCTAACACCTTACGACGCAATACTTCTTTTTCAACTCCTCTTGAGAATTGCATTAAATCTCTAAAACCCTGTTTCACACGTGCCAATTGTTCGACAAAAACACTATCGTCTAGCTCATTAAATTTGAATAAATTACCATTGCGAACTAAATCCCATCTAGCTAGCATTTGAGTATAATCTTCTTCAAGAGCTAAGACTTGATAATCATTAACCAACATTGGTTTAAATGATTTGTGTTTATAACACAAATAGGCACCTTCAACAAAGAACGTAATTGTCTTAAAAATTGCGTCCATCATATCAATACCTGACATGTGCGTGTCAACGACTTGGGGGGAAAATATCTCAAAACCGCCTAAGGTAAATGTGCATGAGCTCAAAGAGCACAATTGCATAGATACCATTAGGCCGATAAGTCTCGAGAATTGTTTGAAAGCTTTGTTTCCCCTAAAAAGCTTCCAATTTGTGTTGGCTTGGCGCAAATTTTCAAGCCACTGAGGATCACCTTCCTCACTTCCTGATTGAGCTTCCAATTCATCCAGAGCAAAAATCTCTCGGATTGCAAGGTATAGAGTTTCGGACAAAGACTTGGAAGTCCATGTTTGCAAATGCATCAAGGTAACAGCAATAAACTGATTGGTTGTATCCAATGTCATAACTGTACCAAAATACAATAGCAATGCCTCTAATCGCTTCTGAAATCCACTATCGAATTTCTTACCCGTCATCGTCTCGAAATGATCTGCCATTTTGGCAACTAATCGAGCTTTGGAAATAGTGTCTACCAGACCAGACTGGCATTCAAAATCACCTAAAACCTGTTTTTCATTAACTACAGGTAACTTCTTGAGCAACTTGCGCTTTGCTCTACGGGTTTGGGGGTTGTGCGCATAATGCTGCACTGACTTTTTGTAAAAGTCTAATCTCCTGCTCTCTTTAGCAGAAAATTCTGCCTCGGGGCCAACCGAGGGGGATGACATAGAGTCCTTACATTCCGTAATTGTGTTTGTCATCTTGAGGGGGGGGGGGATGGACTTAATAATCAACAGTTCGTGCAGTCCGGAACTGTCATGCTTCTTTAAGCTAGCATCAACTTTTTACTCTGCAAGTTGACAGCAGGTTTATGCGAAGATTGTTTAAGTTCAAAGCTTGCCCAATAAATCTACTACTTTACTTATAGAACACGTCTAAGTTGGCTAAACTCTTTAAACATTTACACTGTTGTGGTCATGTGCGTTCCGCGGCTTGCCTCACAGGACAGAATCTGTTAACGTCTATCACTTTTCACACTATGGATCTTATTCTCTGTAGTGCAGGATGGACCAGAAACCCTGCTTTGGGGCCTGCGGCATGATGTGCGAACAGTAGCTCCAAATGGATTCTAATGTTTAAAACGACTTGTGGCGCTCGTTTCACTTTTTCCACTTTCGTCTTGAACGATCGGATCATAATATAAAATTACGACTTGTAATAAATCTAAAGTATCTACAATAAACTTTAAATCTTGCAATGGCCATACTAGGCCTTAGAGGGGTGGTATACCCCGGTATTCCCTTATGTGTGACTCTGACTCTGAGTCTAAGGACAAGGACTGGTACGATACAGTTCGTACTAACCTTCGTTGTGGTTTCCATATATAACATAAATATGAGCCATATTTCCTAATTAGCAGTCGAAGTGCACGGTCGGAAAAGACCTCAGAAAAACGGTCAAACAGTTTTAGCGATGCAATCGCGCGACTGGATTGAGATCAAAACAAGGCATACGTATTGCCTTGAGTGACTGTCTCAGATCGTCACGATGCAACAAATATACCATCTAATCAACTAGTCTCCCAGGGGTTATGCCCCTGAG